GAGCAATTAGACCAATTAGATGCATCAGGGGTAGTAATGTCCGAGTTCGTTCGTAACCGTAAAGGTTCAACTTACCGTATCGTTTCTGACCCGACTACATACAACCGTATTGATGAGCCTGTACAAAACCGTATCTCTTTAGGAGAGGTTTCTGACTTCTTAACTACAGAGTTACGTACAGTACTTGATGAAGAATTTATCGGGACTCGTATCCGTAACACTTCTGCATCTATCATCAAGAACCGTATCGAGTCATTCTTAGATGTTCAAAAGAACGTAGACGGTTTAATCGTTAACTACAGCCCAGAAGACATCCAAGTAGTTATCAACGGTAACACAGCAATCATCAACATCGCTGTACAACCAACACAAGGATTAGACTACATTAACGTGTATCTATCTTACAAAGATAACCACTTATCAGCATAATCGGAGGGGACAAGTTCCCCTCTACTAAAATTTAATAATAGGAGTGAATGAATATATGGCAAGTTTAGCTAATCAAACTGTCCAATCGGCAAATACCGTGTACTTTATGATTAAGAACGTTCCGATTGCCCGCGCTCAATCTATCAGCTCTGAACGTTCATTCGGTACTCAAGGTGTTTACCAAATTGGTTCCATCATGCCACAGGAACACGTATACTTACGTTACGAAGGTTCTGTAACGGTAGAACGCTTCCGAATGAAGAAAGAGAACTTAGCTTCTCTAGGATTCGCAGCACTAGGCGAAGAAGTTTTACAAATGGATATCATGGACATTGTACTATACGATAACTTAACACAAGAAGTAGTAATCGCGTATCGCGGTTGCTCTATCGACAGCTACAATGAAAGTGTTAACGTTGGTGAAATCAGTTCAGAGACAGCTCGTTTCTACTTCTTGACTTCTGCTAACGTTCGTAGCGCATAATAATTAAGAGACTATTAATTTAGTCTCTTTTTTTGTTGACATTTTTTAGAAGCTATGTATACTAAAAGTAAAGGAGGAGACAATATGAAAAGACAAGAATTGGTTAGAGAAAGGTACGAAGTTATTGATAAGCTAAAGAATAAGGAGCTTACACAGAAAGAAGAAAATTCATTAAGATTGAAGAAGTATTATTTAGAACAAGAATTAATCTATAGAAATAACCCTAGATTCACATAAAAGGAGGAGATAATATGAAGAAGCCAACGAAATTAGTTAAGTACATTGCGGACAAACTGTTACCAGACAACGCGAAAATTACATACTTCGATAGCCTAATCATCTATTTAGAGGATAGTTACGGATGTGAGTTCGTTATAAAGGTAGTTACAACACCTCACACTATTAGAGCATTTCTATATCATTGCGACTATACTTACGATGATGAGTGTTACCTAGTGCAGCACGAGACATACATCAAAGGAATGACGTTTACAATTACACAAATCAAGGAGGAATTGAAACATGTATAAAAAGTTAGGGATTGATAAAACAAAAGTAAACTTAGAAACTGTTACACTTCGGGGATTGGACAGTTGGTATCAAGGTTATCAAGATGCGCTAGAAGAGATGCATAAGAAAAGATTAGAGTACCAGAACATGAAATTTGAATTTTGGTTGGACAAACTAATTAGAGATTACAGTTACGCATTCATCAAATACACATATAACGTCGCTAAAGAAAATGGTGAGAATCGAATTGTAGAGGTGGGAGATGAAGGTGAGTTTAGTGTGCTAGAAGTGTTTTCTGAATATCCGGGATACAAGATGGAAATCTTAGCTAGAACTACTGGAGTCGGTGTACACGGAAATGACTGGATTATGCTAGAATGGAAGATACTTGATATGGGGTTACTTAGAAAAGAAGGAACAGACTTTATTAATCTAGGTTTACCAGTGTGGGCAAAGTATATGGAATAACTTTTTTTAAGAAGCTGTCGTAATGATGGCTTCTTTTGTTATATTATATGTATGTTCAGAAAGGAGTGAAGTCATGTCTAGTCCGTATCATACTGCATTTAGAAATGGGATGTACACAGGACAAAATGAGGATTTATTTAG